ACCGAGATCTACACTCTTTCCCTACACGACGCTCTTCCGATCTGCTATAAAGGTTTTAGAGTTTGAGGCTTTAGGACTATTTAAAATAGCATGGTAGCGAATATTCGTAACGTTTCGAAATTTGGTAATTCTTGTTTTAGAGCTATTCAGAATAGCATGGTAGTAAATCATTTTTCCCAACGTTGGGAAATTTGGAATAGTTTGAGAACCATTCAAAATAGCATGGCAGCGAATGAACATTATCCGCCCTAATCGTTATTGTTTGGGGTGGTTTCTGATTTGGTGTTAAGCCGTTTACTGAACGAATCGGCAGTATCTTTAAATTCTTTGCCGTGTTCTTCTAAAAGATTGATAAAAGCATTCAATGACTTAAGTTCTTTTTCTGTAAGTTCATTTTGAACAAGTCTGGGTGTTACATAACGGATTATATCCGTATAAATGCTATCACAATGTTCTAAAAGCAAAGTAAACACTTTAATATTAGATACCAAGTCAAAGTCTTTATATTTTTCATAGGCTTTTTTTGCGATTTCTTTTGTTCTTTTTATTGATTCTTTTTGTTCCCTGATTATTTGGGAAGCTACCTCATCATCAGAAGATATATCACCACTTTCAACTGCCTCTAGAATATCCAAGGTGTCACCGATAGTCAACTTATCATCATAACCTAATAAGTAAGTAACAGGAACGTTGAAATATTCAGCTAATTTATACCATACTTCTTTATTTCTAGGTTCTCTTTCTCCTTTTTCATAATACAGTAATTGGCTTGGTGATACCGAGATATTATATTCCTTGCTTAATATGATACTAAGCTTTTTTAAAGAATGCCCTTTATTTGCCCTTAACTCTCCCAAACGGTTTTTTGGTTTAGACATATATTTCTCCATTTCAGTTTGTGAGATTAGTATAACATAACTACGAGAACAACAAAAGGGAAAAATTCTCAAAAAAAGAATGAAAAAATACTTGCATTCTTAAAACAAGAATGATACAATGTTTTCGTTCTCAAAAAAAGAACGAATAAAAGGGAGGTGAAAAAATGATTATTTCAGATAAGATAGCTGAAAAAGTCCGAATTAAGCGAGGAAGAATGGCAATGACCAAAACAGCGCTATGTACTGAGCTGGGGATAGTTAGAAAAACCCTAGCCAAAATCGAAAAAGGCAACTATGACGCTCCAAAACGTATTTATGAAAGTGTTATGAATTGGCTTATTGAGGATTTGTAGAAATAAAGGAGGAATTTATATGAACTTAGTTTACCTAGACGGCAAGAAAGAGCCATACACAACGAGCGAAATTATTGCCGAATGTGCTGAATTGAAACAGGATACAGTACAAAGCTTAATTAGAAATCACAAAGATGATTTAGAGGTGTTTGGGGTTTACGGATTTGAAATCCGTAAACCTAGTAAAGGTTCTTTAGGTGGTCGTCCTAGAAAAATCTATCATCTGAATGAACAACAAGCAACACTACTTATCACTTACTTAGACAACACTAAACCAGTCAGAGAATTTAAGAGAAATCTGGTTAAGGCTTTCTTTGAAATGAGAGATGAACTTTCAAAATTCAGAGAACAACGAGCCTTAGAAAAACCAACACACAAAACATTAAATGAGGCCATCAGTAAATGGGACAACGCACCTACAATGGCTTTCCCAACAGTTAATAACTTACTTCTAAAACTATCATCGGGTAAGAATAAGAAAAAACTGATTGAGGATAGAGGCGGTAAAACGGGACTAGATTGCTTAACAAGCGTTGAACTAGCAAAATATCAAGCTTATGAAAGAGCGGTTACCCCATTAATTGAGCTAAACATGGAATACGGCGTTATCCGTGATACCTTGAAACAAGTTCAATTGTGAGAATGAGAGCAACAAAAAAGGCTTGAGTGACAGCTCAAACCAAAATGAAACTTGAAAAATATTAGATAAAACAAAACACTACAGCGGGCAGGCTATAAGGGTTTTAGGATTATCTTCTATGCTTATATTATAGCATAGAAACGCTGTTATATCAAGGCTTAAGGCGTTTTTAGAAAGGCAACAAGGAAAAATAACTATGAAATTTAAAGGCGTAGAAAACAAAGCAAATCCATTTAGTTTAGACCATTACACCGACTAACAGAAAGCGGTCTTTAAAAAACGAGATGAAAACCGAAAAAGAGCAGAGGAATTCTTTAAAGCAATGTACGACCAGTCAACGGCTTGGACGATTGTTGCCAATGTAATGATTACGTACCACAACATTTATACAGGTTTCGCAGAAACCTTTGAGCAGGCTTGGAACGCCCTAGGTTATGAAATTACAACCGATATTGTCTATAGAGCAGTTAACAATTTACCAGCAAGAGGCATGAAAGAAGAGGTCAAAGCATGATTTACCAAGAAATTAATTTACCTATCTGGGCACAGTTGCTTATTATGGCTATTCTTATTCTAATTGGCATTGAATTGGTCAAAATCAAGCCTGTAGAAGCTCCAAAAGAAGTTAAGGAAGAAACACGCGCAGACCACGTCAAAGAGCGATATGGAGCTTACATTCAACTTAGAGGACGTTATTACAATTAAGGAGACATGACATGAAATTATATCACTATTCACAATCTACTAACCTAGCTAGCATTAAAGAAAATGGCTTACATGTTGGTGCTGATAATGTTGTTTATCTTGCTGAAAGTCCTATGTTAGCAAGAGCGTTTGCCTATATTTACGGTTTAAAGGATTATGCATTATTTGAGGTGTCTGTAACATTAGATGACATTGAAAAGAGTACAGACCACAACGAGGACTATTTTAAGAAGCTGACAGGGGAGTTAAGTGCTGAATGTTATTCATGTAAGCATAATATACCAGCCGATAGAGTAACTTTTTTAGGTTGCTATTCATTTTCAGATTAGGAGACAGACCATGACAGATAAAGAATTAAATAAAATAGCTGACCTTATCAATGAACGTGTAACGCTTGCTGAATTGGAAGAATTTAAGCACTTGGAACAGCGAGAAGATAGGGAAGTATGGGTTAAAAATCAGATTGCTAAGCTAGATAAAGGAGAAATATTGTTATGACAGATATCGTTATCCATATTCAAGGCACTAAAACAAAGTCATCGGTAGCGCGTGACCGTTTGAATTGGGTTACCCGACAAATCCGAAAAATGGAGGTATGACCGTATGGAAATCAATCTATTAAGCAATGAGACGGAGCAAGCTTTAGTGGGTGGTATCCTAACAAAAATAGGCGCTTATCTAGAGCGATACGAGGGATTAGAGAACCCATTAGGCATTATCTCCCAAAGAGAGGCAACCGAACGCCTAGAGGTATCTTATCCTACTTTGAGACGTTGGGAGGCTAGAGGGCTTAAACGTTACACGCCTCCTATTGCTGATACTAAGACCGTTTATTATAAAGTCACTGACTTACTAGCATTCTTGGGGGTAGAGGAATGAGCATATATGAGGCAATGGGGGTCACTAACAGACTACTTTATTTATATGATGATGAACCAAACGAGCAGTTAAGCGCTGAACCGTTTGAATACGTTGCTAAATTTCCCGCCTTGAAAGTTCCCGAGGAAATGGATATAGAGAAATTTAAGAAAGACCACGCGCCTTATTGTATATCGGGTAAGGTTAAAAAAGATAAAGATGACGTGTACAGACGTAATGACGCTAATCTAATTTATAGAGACTTGATTTTCTTGGATTATGACAATATCACACTATCAAGTGAGGAATTTAAGGCAACTGTTAAAAAGGCGTTAGGTGACTATTCTTATATCATTTATCCAACGATTAAACACACCGAGGAAAAGCCACGGTTTAGGCTAGTGGTAAAGCCTAGCGAACCAATGAATAAAGAAACTTATAAGTCAGTGGTTGCTGAAATAGCTGGAAAAATCGGCTTAATATATGATACAGCGTCCCTTACGTGGTCGCAGTTGCAAGGGTTACCCGTGACAGTTGGGAAACATCATGAATATGTTAAGACTGTACACCGTGGGAAAGATTATCCCGTACCAAAATACGAGGGGAGCAAACCTACCACAATCAAGAAAGCAAACACAAACGGTTATAGTATCCGTTCACCTAACGGGCGTAAAAGCCTGACTGTAAAAATTATTGAAACACTATTCAATGGCTTTGGAGAAGAGGGTGGGCGTAACAATGCATGTGCTAGCTTTGTTGGTTTGTTATTCAATCGTTACGTTAACTTTGATATTGCAACAGCTTATCAGTTAACTGTAATGGCAAATAACAACACGCCCGAACCGTTACCCGAAGGGGAATTGGATAGAACTTTTGAAAGTATCGCTAGAAAGGAATACAACGCAAGAATTTAAGGAGGTAGATTATTGGCATTAGACATTGCAAAACTAGAGAAAGAAATTAAAGAAGAGCAGTCACCTTTTGATAGTGAGGGCTACTTACTAACATTTAAAAATATCAGAGGTCAGTTTAGGGACATTATAGAAAAACAAAAAGAAAACACCTATAAAGAGGCTTACACAGCTTACATGAAAAGCCCCAAGACTTTAAGTAAACTATCTAAGATAAAAGATGATGACCTTAACGCAGACCTAGAGCGCCAATTAGTAGAGGGTAAAGCGGTAGAGCACGCAGAAAAGGTTAAAAGCAAAGCGAGTCCCAAAACGCCCTTACAATGTTCAATCTTTTTGAGAAAATATATCCGCTTTGTACGGATCAGACCTGAGGGCAAAGGGCAAAAAGCGCCGTTATATTTTTACGACCCCGACAGTGGTATCTATTCAGAGGATAACGAGTTATTGCAAGATTTAATGGCAACCATTTATCCGAACATTACAGAAAGGCAAGCTATTGATACGCTTTATAAAATATCTCACAGCGTTCCTTTGAAAAATAAGCAAAACAACTTTGTTGTTATCGGTAGCGAACTTTACAACAATCAAACGGGCGAATTTAACCCATTTAACCCTAATGTTATCGCAACCCGAAAAGTTAAAGCAAAATACAACCCCAACGCAACAGAACCAACTATCAACGGCTGGAAACCGACAGAGTGGCTTGGAGGACTTTTCAACCATGATAAAGAAAGTTATGAGCTTGCCATTCAAATTATTAGAGCCACTGTTACGGGTAAGACCTTAGATAATATTTTTTGGTTGCATGGCGTAGGTGGCACGGGTAAAGGAACGTTCCAAGCTTTGCTAGAGAATTTAGTGGGGGCTGAAAACGTAGCCAGTTTTAAAATTGATGAAAAGAATGGGCGTTTTGATACTTCTATTCTTATTGGTAAGTCTGTAGTCATTGGTGATGACGTTCAAAAAGACGTGGTTATCAAAGATACTTCTATTGTGTTCAGTCTTGCAACGGGTGACCCGATTAGGATAGAGGATAAGGGAAAGAGACCATACACCACGCGCTTAAAAATGACTGTTGTTCAGTCATCTAATGGTTTTCCGAGAATGAATGCAGATAAAAACGCCATTAACAGACGTTTTAGGGTGTTGTCATTTAGTGAACTCAAAGGGAAACCAGATAAGAGAATTAAGAATGACTATATTAATCGCCCCGAAGTGTTAGAATACCTTGTCAAGCTTGCTATTGAAACGCCGTTCAAAGACATTGAACCACAAAGGTCAATCGATTTTCTTAGCGAAGAATACAAAGAAATGAACCCAGTAGCGGACTTTGTAGATAGATTTTTCAATGATGACGTTATTCAATGCAAGTATGTACCTAACGGATATGTTTTTGAATGCTTTAAAGCGTATTGTAAACAACACCAAAACAGTAAATACTTTCTAAACGAAGTCTCTTTACATACAGAGATAAAATCATTGTTACCTAAGTCCTTTAGACCTAAAAAAGTAACTATTCCAAAAGGAAAGAGATTTCACAAAAACTTTAACCCTAAGTTAGTTTTTAACCCTTGGCATTTTGATACTTATTACAACGGCAGAGAGCACGAAGAGAACCAAAATAAAAGCAAAACAGAACGGGGATATGAAAGAGTTTAATTTCTAGTACGGGTTTAGTACGGGTTTAGTACAGTATACAAAAATATAAAGCCTTTAATATCAGTGCTTTTGTACACTTAGTACAGTTAGTACACTAAAAAATAATATTAATACATAAAAAAAAATAAATAAAAAAAGTATGCTGGAAAAAATTTTTAAAAAAAGGTGTCATAGCCGTACTAGCTGTACAAACGCCTTGATATATCAACGTTTATTCTTTAGTACAGTAGCTTTTGCACTGTACTAGGGTGTACCAAAAATACTAAGAAACAGATAAAGCAGAAAGGATAAAACACAAATGAAATGAAAATAGACTCAATTGCACGCGAAGTGAAACAGATTAAAGACGAATATACTCTTTCTGGAGAGGTTGCTTTGGAGATTTACAAAATGGGGGGCAAGGAATCGATTGTAGCAAAAATCAAAGAGCTTCAAGTCGATTATGGCTTTTCTGAACCAGTGGCTTTGGAAATTTACAAATTATCTTTGAGAAAAGGAGAATAGATATGAAAATTAAATTATTTAAACGTGAGTTAGTTGCTGACGGATATTTCAGTAATGGAATAACGAAAACTAGACAAGAAACTAATGAGGAACTAGAAACCAGAGTAAATGAGTTCATGGCTGATAAGAAAGTAAGCAGTGTACAAGCTTACGGAGATAATATCATGGTTATGTATGAGGAGGTAGAATAACATGACTGAACAAGAATATATTAGTTATTGTGAGAAAGAAGTAACACGCCTTGAGGCTAGACGCTACCAGTTCATGGGGGCAACATGGGAAGAGCTAGGCAAAGGCGACCATATGGTTATGCTAGAGGTTGGCAGTAAAGTAATGAACGAAGATAATTCTGTTAAC